TCTTGTAGTTGTCAACGTAGACGTGACACTTGCCCTTTTTGCCTGTGATAGCGTTCCAGTTCATTTTCAGCGGCTCGCCATGCTTTTTTAGCCCGAGAGCCAGGAAAAGTGCTGAGAGCTTCCACTCAAACTTGTTGCAAAGGAAGAAGTTCTCTGTTATCTCCACGCTGTCCTCTGCACCCCAAATGGTGAATGTGACCTTTGCCATATTGCAGGGCGGCACTTTTGCCGACCCCTCGTGTCTTGCACGTTCGTACTTTGCAACTGTGAAGTCATAGTCCCCCTCAGGGAGCGGGACAAAGTCCCCACCCTCGTTGACTATCTCATCTTCCCAGCCGTATTCCATAAAATTATCCATAGTGTTGTCCTCCTTTTAAAATGGTACTTTCTGATTTTCTCTGATAAGCGGCAGCATTTGTTCCCAAGCACCTATCAAACAGCCCTGTACGAAGTCGTCAGGATAGTTTGTAATAGGAGTATCATAAGGGAAATAGTTTCTCTGCGATACCACAAGCCGTATATCCGATTCGCTTACGTTGTTGGCTCTCATAAGGTCTGCAAGTGCTTTCGGTATGCCATCAGGGATAACGATAGGTGGTGCAACGTCCTCAAAGCCGCTGAGATCTGTAAGGGGCTCTTCTGCCTTTGGTGCAGCTGTTGACTGAGCCTGCTGCAATGTCACTGCGTTTGATGTCTTATGAGGTGGCTGCGGTGCTGCTTTCGGCTGTGCAAGCTGCTCTTGCACACGTCTTGGCATCGGCACAGGCTTAGGCATTTCAGCAGGCTGTGTATACGCAAACAGGTGAGCTATGCCACTATACTCAAAAGGCATTTCAGACGGAAGTCCGTCACGATTTTTAGCGTCCCAGCAAGGGTGATGTGTGGTGTACATAACACGGTCACCGCCCTGAGCCTTGAACTTCTTGCCGTCCTTATCCACAGCTACTGCATATGTTTTGTAGTTTGCAAACAGCACCATATCTGCCCATTCTTTCACAAGAGGTGATATCTGAGAAGAAGTTTTCTTGCCGAGTTTCAGTTCCCAGCGGTCATAAGCACCCAGCTCGTCAGGCTGTTCAAACTTTCTCATCTGAGCATGAGCTGTAAGTACAACGTTGATACCGCTGTCAACTACCTCCTGCAAGAGATTAAGAAACTTGCCTATCTCCTCTTTCTCGTAGACGTAGCCGTTACCGTAGCCGAAATCTTCAATGCCTTTCTTCTGATGTGCCGAGCAGATCGTTTCAATGCAAAGCTGTTCAGCCCAATCAAATGTATCAATGACAAGGGTCTTGCAGAGCCTGCCGTTCATAGCTTCCTTTACCTCGTTTTTGAGCATTTCCCAGCTTGTTGGCTTAGGAAAACGTCTGATGTTCAGCTTCTTTGTGCTGCCCTCAGTATCAATAAATACAGGGTCGGGGAACTGAGCCGCAAAGGTGGATTTGCCTATGCCCTCAGGACCATATATCACGACTTTTTGTGCGGAGCTTACAACTCCTGATGTTATCTCATACATTAAAATGCACCTGCTTTCCAAGTTTTCGTTTCTGATTTTTCGTCCTTATCATTGTCCATTGACCTGCCGTCCTCGATAATGATACTGCACTCGTCACCTGTGGAAACTCTTGTGGCTATCGCCTGCAAGCCCTGTGCTTCAAGCCACTTGCCGAAATCATCAAGGGTGTCGGTATCCATTTGTTCAAGCTTGTCCAGCAGGACAAAGCCGCAGTCAGGGTTGAGCTTTCTCACGATAGAGGTAGCGACGATAAGCTGTTCAGCACCGCTGATACTGTCCCACTTATGCCCGTTATACAGCAGCTCTCCGTCCTCAACGGAAAGTCCTTCAAGGGGCAGGTCGGCACTGCCCAGCAGGTCAGTTTTAGCCTGCCTTACGTCCTCTATCTGCTCAGTGAGATATGTATACTGTGAGCGGTAGTCCTCAGCGTCTATCTCAGCTTTCTCCCTGTCGAGATTTGCTCTTATCTTCTTGTTCAGCTCCTCAATATCTGAGATGTTCTTTTCAAGCTCCGCTGTGCTTTCGTCCAAGAGGTTTTCTGCGTCAAGGCTTGCAAGCTTGAAGTTGTTCACTGCCGCTTCATAGCTTGCTTTTGCACGTTCATAGGCAGACTTAGCAATCTCCAACTGCTTTTCGTAGTATTCTTTCTGATCACGCTTACGCTGATTTTCGCCATTACGAGCAAGTATATCCTGCTGCTGTCTGATAAGCTCTGAGGCTGACACAGGCTCGGCAGGGACGTTTGCATACACAGGCATTTCCTTTGCGAACTTAGACTTCTGGTCAGCTATCCTGCCGATAGCGGTACGCTGATCGTAGAGGGAATGTTCCTTATGCTCCAACTGATAGAGCGTATCACCCACACCGATTATTTTCAGCAGAGTTGAAGCTTTTTCCTTGCTTGACTGATTTATGAACTTAGGCAGGTCAAGTGCGAACTGTTCAACAAAGCTGTTCAAAAGCTGCTGACCGCCTTTTTTGCCTGTGCTGTCGGTGACTTTGAGGGAGCTGTTCTTGCCCGAACGCTCCACCACTATACCGTTGTCGAGGGTGATCTTCAAATGCGGCTCGACAATAGACCCCTCACGCTGAGGAGAGGACGGCTTATACTTGTCACCACCAAGCGCCCAAGCGATAGCGTCAAGCACAGAGGTCTTGCCCTGCCTGTTCTTACCGCCGATAACAGTAAGCCCATTCTTTGCAGGCTCAAGCTGTACGGCTTTTATCTTCTTTACGTTCTCAAATTCAAGTGAGTTTATTTTTACTGACATTTTAGTTCGCTCCTCTCATATTTTCAAGCTTATCCCTTGTGCTGCATATTTTTCCGTACACTTCTCCGATATCAAAAGCTCTACGCTCACATGCCGACATTCCTTCGTAAATATCGAGTATATCTGCACAGGCTTTGTCTGCGGTATCATATGCTTGACATATATCCGATTTTGTGCTATCATCAAGGTGTGTTGAATTGATATTTTTCAATATCTCCGAGCTTGTGCCTGTTGCCGCAGGTGCAAGCTCGTTTTCTTTTAGGTACTCTGCCAAATACGCACCACACTTAAAATCTTTTTCGCATAGCGGACAATTTTCGCAACTAACAGTAAATTCTGTACAGTAGTTTACCGCCTTTTCAAACTCCTCTTTCGTTATCATCTTTATCCTCCTCGTTTTCAAAACGTTTCTCCCAGTGCCTATCCGCCACGCTCAGTGCAAGATAAATCACTACATCTATGCCTGCAAGCACAGCTATTGTTATCAGCAGTATCAACGCCATTTTACCACTTTCCTTTCATTTCAACTTCGACCTTGACCACGGGTCTGCCTGCTTCTCTCACTGCACGCTTAATGCTCTCCTCTGCTTCCTCGTAGGCAGTTTCTTTTACGCTTACATACCACCTGTATGCTACATACATTGCAAGCACCACCAAAAGCGCTACCGTTGCGGCACATCTGATTATCTCTAGTACGGCTATCATTTTCTCACGTCCTTTCCGTAAAGCGTGCGGAGTTTTTTAAGCCTTTTCTCGAAGTTGTCGATATCAATGCCCCACACCTCGTAGGCTATCTCGGTATTGACCGAGTGCGGCAGCCATGACTTCACGCCACGCTTTGCCATTTCTTCCTTAACAGCTTTCTTGATCTTGATAGTCTGCGTTTCACCTGTGCTGAACAGCTCCTTGATATCCGCATTGGTTATTTCGGGCTTTTCATAGTACAGCCGCACTGCAATTTCAATGTCAGGTGACCTCATTTAGTCCACCTCCTCGATTGTCAAGACAGTTTCACGAGGGCTAACACTTGCCTTTGTCAGAGCCTCGTACTGACTCTTTGCAGCTACTGTGAACACCCTTTTATCGTGAAACTGGTCTATCGTTGTGACTTTGTAAATTTTCATTTTTTGTGCCTCCTCTAAATCATTTATTATATTAAAGCAATAACAGTCTGAACGTTTCTTTTCCTTTAGGCGTAATAAACACCTGCGTGCTTGAAAAACCTGTTTTCTCATTAGAAAACTCCTTGACTTCAAACAAGCCGTTCTCCATAGGCTTTGCATACGGCATAAGCTTGCCCTTTTTATCTCTGTAAAGATACTTTTTATCAAGCAGGAAATTTACAAATGTATTTTGCTTGACTTTAAGTTCCTTAGCTGTTTCTCTTATTCCCGTCAACAGATTTCTGTCCACGAGTTCATCAAAGTAATCAGCTTTCGGTTGCATAATCTGTTTATCAACAGTAAGCTGTGAAACACTTACTTGCAGAGCTTTTACCTTTTCATTGGCAATTTCCAAAGCCCTTTTCATAATCATCTCAGGACTGTTCCACGCTTCTTCAACTCTTATGAAGTACTGACGGAACTGCTTTCCTTTTTCACTTCTCTGCAACATACAGATCTCCTTTGCCATTGGGATTGTAAGTTGGTGGTCGGTAAGTTCACGACTTACCTGCCTGTTTCCCTCAGTACGAACCTGCTCATTTTTGAGCGGGTTGAAATCCTCACCCTCCGTAAATCCGTATTCACACATTCTCGGAAACCAGTCTTTATAAGCGGTCTTGACTTCAAGTGCCTCGTGTAGTTCCCTGCCCGATACTGTTGGGCGTTCAGCATTTTCATAACTGATTTTGATTAGTTCATTCATTAGTCATCTGTCCTTTCGTTTGTTTCGATATCTTCCAAAAGCATATCCGTCGAGCAATCAAGAATTTGTGCCATTTTCTTAAGACTTATAACATTAGGTATTCTTGCACCATTTTCCCATTGAGATATCGTATTTTGAGATACTCCCATTTGATTAGCAAACTCAGCTTGTGAAAAGCCCTTTTTCCTTCGAATAAGTTTTAATTTCTTCAATTGATTTCACCTCCAAACTATGATTATTTTGAGATTTCAGCATGATTAAATATCTCATATAAGGATAATATCACATATAGCGATTAATGTCAATCCCTTTTTGAGATATTTGTAAAAATAGCTTGACTCTAATCTCATAGAGTGATATTATTTGTTTAAGAGATACAAATTACATTGGTTATCTCATAGGAGGATTGCAATGAACAGAATAGCAGAATTACGTAAGAAAAAAGGAATAAGTCAATCAAAATTAGGCGAAATAGTTGGTGCTGCACAAAACACTGTTTGTAATTGGGAAAATGGATCTAGACAACCAGATAATGCAACACTTATTAAAATGGCATCTTATTTTGAAGTTTCTACTGATTACTTATTAGGATTATCCGATGATGAAAATGAAAGAATCAAATTAATTGCCAGACATTTGGAACAAATTCCTGAAGAAGATCGAGAACAGCTTGTTAAAAATTTTGAACAAACAATAGATATATACTTATCAGCAAAAGGATTAAAAAAATAAATAGCTTATAGGAGGCAATAAATTGAGTAAACCCAATTTCGAAATGGCACAAAATTCGGCAACCAATTTTTTATTAAGTCATAATATCAAAAGTTTAGCATTTAATCCCAAAGATTTGAATCTTGTTTCTGAAGGCATAATTATTGATACCATTGAAAATTATGCGAAACTAACTAATCAGCCGATTACTTGTTTCATAGGGCGCAATATTGATGATTGCTATGTCATAAAATCACAAGATTATTCAATTATTTTATATCGTGAAAACAGCACTGTATCTGAAGAACATAGAACTTTTGGTATCGTCCATGAATTGGGACATATATACTGTGGTCATTCATCAGATGGTCAAATACAAGAAATTGAAGCTAATTTTTTTGCTGCACAAGTTTTAATGCCAGAAATAGTGATATATTACGTTATGTATCACTATCTTAACAACAAATTGGATTATACAAATTTAATGGATATGTTTAATGTTTCTTTTGATGCCGCAAATAAGAGGATAGCCACTTTTAGTCGTAAAAATTTTTGGAACTCTAGCAGAAACGATAAGCTATTATTATCAAAGTTCAAACCATACATTAAGGAGTATTTCAAACAGCAAAATAAATCGTATGATAGTACATATGAATACTTATTTGCTATATAACATAGGGTATTTGACAATATAAGAAAAAACAATGTGCTAAAATCAAAGATAAATAGAGGTAACTTGCATGTATGAAAATTTAGATGCAGATAATAGAGTTTATTTAATTTATTGTGACATTGGAAACTATCGTCATTGGATAAAAGAAAGCGTAAGTGCTGATAAATTTTTCAATAATTTAGATTTATTGAAGTCTGCTTTAAAAGAGCTGACTTTAATAGATTACAACTATAATGTTCCTACTCCTGAAAAAGAACTTTCAGATCTATGCAAAAAAGAGCAAGAAATTATCAGAAATTTTCTTGCACGTTATTGGATTAAAACTGTTTCTGAAGCTACTAAATTAAAAACTGTGAACGGTAAAAGTAAAAAAATAAAATCCTTCTTCGATAGTTTAAAACTATATGAAGAAAGATTCTCGGAAGAAACTTTATGCTTACTTGAAAAAGCAAAATGTGAACGACCAGATTACACACTAAAAAAACAAAGCAAAGCTGAAAAAAATAAACTCTTTTTAGTAGAAACTGAAAAGCTATTGGATAATCAAGATAATGTAATGGATAAAACCGAGCAAAACGCCGAAGATTTTGCTTGGTTCTTTCAAAATAATTATTTGTTATCCAGAGCATTTAGAAAAGACATAGATAGTGATATTGTATATGATATTGCAAGGCTTATGCTAATTAAATTTAATTATAAAAAGGCTGCACGCTTTTTAAGAATAAAATTTAAAATTGACACAACATTTGCAACTCAATTATACATAACTGCTTGCTCAATATTAGAATCACATAAGGATATTGCTCGGTATCAGCAATTAGGTTTAGATAAATACTTTATCATAAATAATAGTTCAGCTTGCCCCATATGTCAAAAATTAAACGGTAAAATCTATAGTTTTTCAGAAGCTCAAATAGGTACAAATTATCCGCCCTTTTGTGGACATAATTGTTCTACGATAGGATTGTATAGAGAAAAATAAAATAAAAATCTCGCCCCCAAGTGCTACCAACACTCAGAGGCGAGCAGAGCGGATACTACCAATATCAGCTCGATCCAAATTCACACCCACTTCAACCACGAAAGGGCGAATTTTGCCCTTTTATTGTAGCACACTTTCAAGGAAGTGTCAAGAATAGGAGGAATATTTATGCCGATCTACAAAATGACGGACAAGAACGGAAAGAACATCAGAAAAGACGGTCTGCAAAAATATCGTGTGCGTGTCAATTATACGGACAGTTTCGGAAAGCCTCATCAGATAGACCGTGTGGCGTTCGGTGCAGAGACGGCTAAGCAGCTTGAAATCCAGCTTACACAAAAGCTCAATGCTAAAGAGATAGCTTCAAAAATGACTATCGGACAGCTATTCACGGAGTACATCACTGCCAAGCGTTCAGAAGTCCGTGAAACATCACTGGACAAGTCCCTAAGAATACTGAAAAAGAACGTCCTGCCCACCTTTGAAAGCGTTAGGATAGATAATCTGAACGTACCAATGGTGCAGAAATGGAAGCAGGAGCTGTCAGAGCAGGGATTGGCTATCGTCACTCGAAAGAACATTTATGGCGAATTTCGTGCAATGATGAACTATGCTGTGAAAATGGAATACATTCCGAAAAATCCTGTTATCACCGCAGGCAACTTCAAAGCGCCCCTTGAAGCCAAGAAAGAAATGCTTTTCTACACTCCTGACGAGTTCAAGAAATACATATCGGCAGCTAAGAATTATGCTCAGGAAGCAGAGGACGGCGGCTCAATGTACGAATGGAACTACTATGTATTTTTCAACATAGCATTTTACATGGGTATGCGAAAAGGCGAGATATACGCTCTGCAATGGACAGATATAAAAGACGGCTACATATCCATCACCAAGAGCATTGCTCAGAAGCTCAAAGGCGGTGATCGTATCACGCCGCCAAAGAACAAGCCAAGCATACGGACGATACAGATACCAGAGCCTCTCAAAACAGTGCTTGATGAGCATTACGAACTTTGTAAGAAAGCAGTGCCAAAGTTCAGTGATGATATGTACATCTGCGGTGGCGAGCGTCCTATTCGTGACACGTCCCTTGAAAAGACAAACAAGAAGTTTGCAGACTTGGCAGGTGTCAAACGTATCCGTATTCATGACTTCCGTCACAGCCACGCTTCCCTGCTTGCCAATGAGGGCATAAACATTCAGGAGATAGCACGGCGTTTAGGTCACTCCAACATATCAATGACATGGAATACCTACTCGCACCTCTACCCACGAGAGGAAGAACGTGCGGTGAAAATATTGAACACAATCGTGTAAAAATCGTGTATACAAAAGAAAACCACCGTATTTACGGCGGTTTTTGTTCGTTTGGCGGAGATGGAGAGATTAAATATACCACTTCACACCACTTTTTACTGCTTTATAAAATTGCTTGTAAACCACGCATTTACGTCATTTAAGCCGTTTCATTTGTTCCACATTTCACAAGCATATATTTACAATTCAGCTTTATCGTGTATAATTCGTGTACGCAAAATCAGCCGCCTCAGATCACTCCGAGACGGCTGTTTTAATTGTTGCAGAAGTATGTTGTCAGCACACACACTGTCTATCTTATTTTTTTACCCTATCGTCATCAATCCAGATACGGAACGCCTTCATGCCATACTGTTTAGCATAGAGTCTGCGTCCATCTTTCGACGTAATATACGCCGTGAAAATGTACATAGACATTCCCCCTTTGCAAAAAAAGTTTATAAAACCCCTTGCAAACTCGAAAGAACTATGATATAATGTAATTGTTGAGAATACATTGCTGACAAACACAGTTTCGATAGCAAGTGGTATGAAAAGTCAAGTTGCGAGCTTGGCTTTTTTTGCTTTATATAGAGCAATTTCTGCTGCCTGATAAGACGTGCCAAATTCTTTTGAAATTTCTGACGGTGTCAGCGTGTATATCAGATGATCCGGCATAAGCAATTTGCTTGCAAATGTGTTAGCCTGCCATTCTGGATCACAATATGTAACAACACGTCCGCCGTCACTCCTACACAACTGCACACCTGAACTATGAAGAACATAATGCCCTAGCTCGTGTGCCAACGTAAACCTGTCACGTCCACTACCATTTAACGCTCTATCATAAACATCTTCACGGACGACAATACTGTTTGCCACGTTATCAAAATATGCGTATGTATCGGGCATCTCATTTTTAGCAACATATAAATACGAAAATTTTGGGTCTATTTCAGGCAACACAGTTTCTATGAACTCAACAATCGGAAAATATGTACGATCGTATAAGTTGAGTTTTCTGCGAAGTCTGTTGGTCAAATGTAAAATGTCATCTGTGCTCATCGGTTTTGCGATGAATTGACTCAATACTGATCACCTCTTACTATCAAGAATTTTAATTAAACTGTTAATCTCATCACTTGTAAGCGAGTCAATCTTCCGTGCAAAGATAAGTCCCAAATTTGTTTGCTCGGTCGAATACCCTGCTGTGCTAATTGAGATTTCGTTTACGCTCCGGAAATAAGCTTCCTTAAGCTCTATTGCCTTTTCCGAATCCAAATCATAAGCGTTTATGATCTTACCCACTAAATCTTCGGTTGGCCGTTTCTTGCCATTTTCAACAGCAGACAAGTAGGCTGATGTAACTCCAACTTTACCAGCCATATCCTTAAGTAGGAGACCATTGTCAATACGATATCTTCTGAGAAATTTGCCGATTTCTGTCAACATCTTTTACGCCCTCCCTTCGATGATACTATTATAACACATCAATTTAACTTTGTCAAGTGATTTTTCAAAAAAGTTTTCCTGAATTGTTGATGTTGTTTTAATCAGCAGTTATCAGAAATAGAACATAGTGCTTTGGTGCTTCATAACAAAATCAGCCGACAAGGAATAATCCCTGTCGGCTGTCTTACTGTCTACTTTATCTTCTTTGTAATCTCGTCGCTGAGCTTCTTGATGAAGTTCACGCCTGCGATACCGTTCTCATAATATCCCCACTTTTTCAGCAGGGTATTAACTGCCTTTGCAGTACCTTTTCCGTATGTACCGTTCTTGTCCATGCCCACACTGTGAAGCTTGACCGCCTTTGCAAGAAGCAGCAGTTCCTTGAGTGCAAGCACACCGTTTGTTTTGTTGCCCTGCTTGTAGCCTGTCTTGTCAAGCACTTTCGCACTTATCTTGCTCTGGTTCTTTGGTCTCAGGAAGCCTGCAATGTGGTCGTAAGTATGCTTGACCTTAGTGCAAGCTTTTCCGCTCCAGTTTTGGTCATACGAATAAAAATAACTCGTGTTGCCCTCACCGGTGCAGATTGCTATGTGACCCCAGCCACCATTCAGCGTGCCTGACCATATCGCTACATCACCCTTTTTCGGCACGAAACTTGGCGTGTTCTTTACCTTTATGAAATTCGCTTTCAGCCAAGTATTTTTGTCAAACAAATCCCAAAAGTGATGTGCATCATACCAGAAATTCTTGATGCCTGAGCTGAAGACCTCGTTGAAATATGCCGTTGCAAGGTCTACACACTGTTTGCCTGCTGCGCCGTCATAGTTAACAGCTACACCATTGTGCTTCTTGATAAACTCATCATATGTCATTTTCTATTCCTCGCTTTCGTTTGTATCCACTTTGTTTTCAACTGTGATTTTCAGTTTGTGTACGATTTTCACCAAGAATGACGGCAATGGTATACCTATCACCGCAAGATTTTCCAAGATAGAAATACACTCGTTGATGATAAACCATATCGTTACGATAAGACCGAAGTAAAAGCTGACGTTTACCTCAATGCCTATCTGTGAAAGTCCTGAGATAAAGAGCCAATCAAGTACGCCTGACACCGCCACCACAAATATGTAGCCGACCTTTTTAAAAAGCCCTTTAAGACCGACACGGCTTGACAGCTCGCCCCTATTCCATGCTTTCCACATTCCTGTAATGTAGTCAATGATCATCACAAGTACCAGAATGACTATAGGTATCGCCATAACACGGAAATACGCTGACAGCCCTGCGGCTATTGCTGATATTATTATTTTTGTTGTGTTTTCTTTCATTACTGCTCCTCACTTTCATATTTCTGTCCTGTGATTTTCTCATACTGCTCAGGGGTTATTTTTCCCCTGTCGGCAAAATCCTTGACCTGCTCAGCAGTGTACAAACCTAAATCATACAACCTCTTGACTTTTCTATACATCTTCCTCTTCCTCTCCAATTAGAGTATCAGTCATCAGTGCAGTATATAGCACCTGAGCTTCCAACTCATCAACCTTTGTAGCCTTCTTTGGTTGGAAGTCTTCTTGTGATAATCCTAACTTCTCAACCATCTTTTTCTGCAACTCTGTCATGTTGTACCTCCTACTTCTGATAGTTTCACGATGTATTCCTCTTCTGACGGCACTGGTATGCGATAACTGTCACCATTGCTTTTTTTGAACGTTACGCTACCCAGTGCTTCGACCTCCATGTTTCGCAGGAAGTCATCAGGCAGTATCGAGGATATATCTGTTACTATAGGGTTTGCTAGTTCGTAGTATAGGATAACGCCCTGCATTGCCTGTTTGAATGCGGTGGCATCGGTGTAGGACGTATCGTTGACATGTACACATCCGTCAACGTTTGCATTAGTCGTTATGCCTGTTACATTGGTTTTGCCCCAAAGCTCATTTTGCGTTTTGGCTGGATATTTTGAACAGAGAATGTTTGGTGCAATATCGTAATTTTTGGTTAACTTCTGTCCTTTTAGTTGAAACGTCTCAAACGACACACTATCACCGACACGCCAACTTAGCGTCCCCAAATCAACGCTGCTCACGCACTGAACGTATCGTTTATTCTCATAATCAACGTAGTTTCGTGCCGTTCCTGCACTCCAGCCGTAGCCAGGCAGATTGCGGATTGCCTCTGGAATTTGGTAGGCGGTCTGATAGAATGGAGAATAATTGGTAGCGGTATCACCATTTTCTAGCTGAACGTCATAGATCATGCCCACTATGGTGCACAGTGACACAAAATCAGTGTCGGCTACGAACGTAACTACTGCCTGATATTCTGTGTTTGCCGCATAACCTACTTCCGACTTTATCAGCGAACTATCATGTGCGTATGATGTGTTTTTCCCTTTTTGCAGTGACCACCGCAAACCGCCTTGATTAGCTGCATTTGACTTTACTTTGAATGACAGCGTATACTTATTTTCAGCAATAGTCGGAATATTTAGGGCAGTTGTCGTCAACCCCTTTGTGTAAATAACACCATTTTCAACCTTGTTTACATTCGCTCCATGATAGGTTTTGTCAGTATAGTCAAACAAATTCTTTCCCTGCTCCACGACCTCTTCCGTGCCTGCACTAACAATCTCACCGTCAATGACCTCAGAATGACCACCTATTGACTTCACCGACATCAGCTTTGCCCCTGTAGGAATAGTCTTGGCATATGCCGTATCGCTGTCAGTTTCAAACTGGTGTGTTATGCCGTTGCCCAAGTCATACAGTGCATTTACCCTGCGTTGCAACTCTTTGTCCGTTAGTTTCACGTTAGCTATCTCAGCAGTATTCTCAGCAATTTTTCCAACAGCGGTAGTGTAGTCCTCAGGCAAACTGTCAGCTATGGATTGTGCTGTCTGCGCAGCGGTTTCAGCGGTTTTGCGGTCCTCTGCGACCTTAGCGGCGTTTTCTGCCACATTAGCCTTGTCAGCCGTGACTTGTTCTGCCAACGTCTGCACTGCCTGTCTGTCTGCCACAGTGCTGTCAGCGCAGTTCTTTGCGGTTTTAGCATAACCAGCCGTTATAGTCTTATCAGCCTCAGTCTGCTGTGCTGATGCAGATGCCTGGGCTGCGGATATCTTAGCGGCGTTCTGTGCTGTGACCGCCTCAGCACGGGCGTTTTCTGCACCCTGCATGGCAGTGTCTGCCTGTGTTGCGGACGTTTCAGCAGATGCCTGTGCTGTTTCAGCACGTTCCGCCGCCTGTTCTGCCGTGTCGGCTGACAATCCTGCATTTGTGGCAGATTTTTTTGCGTTTTCAGCCGCCTGCATAGCCGTGCTAGCTGCATTCTCAGCCCTTGCCACGTCAGCTTCGACCTGTTCACCGATTGCCGCTATCCTATCCAGTGCGTCAGCTGCCACACTTGGTGACGGCACGGCATTATCACCGATAGCCGCACCTATTCTCAGACGAAAAATGCGTGATTTTTTTACTAGGATATATTCCTGTCCTGACAGTTTTTTAGCCGCTATCTGGCACGATATTGTCTGTGCTGACCGCAAGATATCTGCGGTTGGTGTCCACTGTCCGCCTGTGATATCGACCTCGTACTGAACGCCGTCGCCGTAGTCTATCGTTAACACATAGCGGTCTGCGCCGTCTACTGTCAGCCCTTCGACCGACACGGGACGGGCGTTTGTTTCACCTACGTAGCCCAGCAGGGCTGTGCTTAGTGTTACGTCATAGTCTGAATTTAATGTTATTGTCAATTTAATCACCCCTCTTTACTCTATTGCAATATAATCAACATAATATGTTCCTGTCGGCACGATTCCTGTTGCCCCATCTCCCATGCAGACGTTCAGATAGTACGACTTTCCCGACCCATTCACATGAGTGCAGAACGTCTTGTATGGTGTTGGTGTGTCTGTCTGCCGTAGCGTTGCTATGACCTGTTTAGGTGCAAAGGTCAGTCCAAGCGGTATCCGCATCAGCGCATTTGTTCCCGTCATCTTGTGTTCCACAGTGCCATAGTGTATCTTGCCGGCTCGGTTCAGTATCTCATCGATTTCCTCACCTGCGTGTTGCATCGGATAATCGTTTTCAGTGATATCCTGCGCCAATGTCACATTTTCATCAGCCATTATCTCGCCCCCTTAAAGCTGTTCTTCAACGCTCAGACCTACCGCCGAAATATCAGCACTCAGTCCGCCGTCAAAGGTAAATCCTAAATTCGTTATCGGTATATCATAGCTGTCTGCGCCGTTGGTGTAGGTCACCACGTCACCTATGTCGAAACGTGGGTCGCCAAGTCTGTGGTACAGCTCAGTGGTATACCACGAAAAGCCGCCTATCCTATGCCACAATGACCGCAGCAGCGACATTGTCATATACGGATTTTCAAACTCCAGCACACGCCCTGCCGAGCCTGTGGTGTTGCCCAGCCGCAGAGTTTCGCTGTCGCTGACCTTGCAGACAATGCCTGCCAAAACATTCGGACGTTCCCCCAGCGTTGGCAGGTCGATAGTGTTGTTGTCCATTATCTTCACGCTCGAGCCGTACCATTTGCGGACGTATCTGCCGTATCGGTCAACAAAACCGAACTCGCCTTGTGCCGAGGCGATGTAGCTGAGCATCTGCCGCATTGTGGTGTCTTTGGGTATAGAGCTTATTTTGAAGTCGAAGTTTGCGGTCTTTAGGCGTATATGCCCCTTGCCGTAGAGCCTTGCTCCGCCCTTTGCACGCAGCTTTGCAGGGATGGTATAGTCGTTGCCGTTTGAAAGACCGAGCTGCTTGCAGATATCGTCTTCAACAGCCTTTGACCACGCAGGTAGCTTGACCTTTGGCACATAGGTCTTGTCGGAAAAATACAGCCTATCCGCAAAAGTGACCTCAGTATTTCCGCCTGACTTTTTCGATTTGACACAAGTAAACCGCCCAAGGGGTATCCGCTCTCCGTCAAGCACCTCTCCAAGCTTGCTGACTTGCTCTACTGTCAGCTTTGAAAGCTCAGCGTAGGTGTAGGCTTCTAGGGTGGAGTAGGTGGTAAAAGCCGAGCTGTCTTTCATATACAAACTGAAAACATACTCATTCCCAAGATACTTAGTTCCGTCATCAACAAGTTCCGCCGTCACACTCTGAGAACAGACCGCACCAAGCTCTATATCATCACTCAGAGATGTTGCTTGAATGTCCGTCTGAACGTTCTGAATGCCGTCATATGCCACAGGTGCTCCGCTCTGAGCGTCCTCTATCCACATACCCCACAAGGCTTTGTAATTCTCTATCCTGCTTGTTATCTCATTGCTTGCTATGGTGTACATATGCCCTCCTAACGTTCTGCGAATGTGACAGTACAGCTCTTGTAATACTCACAACCGTCAAGTCTGACAAGCCCCTGCGGTACATAGTCGCTTGCGTTGGCAGATATAGAATAATACTTGCCATTGTGCCAAAACTCCAGCTCTGCAAAGTCGGGTCCGTCCTCGATAAGGGATTGTATCTCGGCTGAATCTGCGACAGGGAGCATTGTCCACTTGCAAGGCAATTTGTATTTGCAGAACTTTCTTGCACCCACAAACAGACCTGTTGTATTCACTCGTCCTGAGCCTGCCGTCCACTCATAACAGTTTACAGGGCTCCAGCTATCAGGATCAGGGTCTGTCACCCACACGCCGTTTATCTTTAGCAATGTTCCTGTCAAAATGCACTCACTCCCGTCTTACGTTTATACTGATTGTTGCTGTCCTGCATACACTTGAAAAGCACCTTGCTGTCAACTGTTCCGAAGAACACAGGGTCATAAGCTTTCAGCCAATCAAGTATAGCGTTCAGCACCCTTAACACCTCGTCAAGCTTGCCGTTATCAAGCATACCTTGCAGTTTGCTCAGAGGTGAGATCACCTCCGGGTCTGCCTTTGCGTTCCTGTTATCGCCCACCATTGCAAGGGTCGGTGCTGTCGCAAGTCCGCCTGTGGCAAGCTTTGGTATCTCAGGTATGCTTATTGTGTCAAGGTCAAAGCCGAAGGTTTCTCCGCCTATGCCAGGCACCCAATCAGGCACATCAAAACTCAGGCTGTTAATGCCGTCGATTATCCAGTTGACCGCACTTTCAATAGCACTGGTCATTTTGTTTACTGCACCGATAATTAGGTTTATAGGTGCTTTCACAACGCTGTAAAGCGTATCCCACACGCCTTTGAAGATCTTCTTTACACCCTGCCAAGCCTTTTTCCAATTGCCTGTGAAAATGCTCTTGACGAACATTATAATGCCATTGAGAATGGTCTTTACACCTCCGAAAGCGTCTGAAAAGGTCTTTTTAAACCACTTGCCTATGCCTTTGAAAACGCCCTTGACAGCGTTAAGAAGCTTTGTGAAGATCTCCTTTATCTTTGCAATACCCTCAGATACGGCATTATACAGACCTTGTATAATATATCCGCCCATTTCAGCCATGACCTTACTAGGGCTGTGAATACCAAAACAGTTTTTGAAACCCTCAATAAATGGTGTAAGAACATGGTCATAAAGCCAAGTGCCTATGCCCTTGAAAGCGTCAACGATACCTGTGAAAAGCCCCTCAACGATATTACCGCCACAGTCCTGTATCTTCTCCGTAAAGTAGTCACGGATACTGAAAACAGCGTCCTTGATAAAGCCCCACAGCACCGATATCGCACCGCCTATAGCTGAGCCTATGGCTTTGAAAAGCTTTGTGGCAATGCCGCTCCAATCTATTGTAGAAATGAACGTCCACAGCTTTTCGCCTATGCCCTGCCAATTCACAGTTTGCAGGAAATTTATTGCCGTATCAAGCAGACCTTTCACGCCCTCAGAAATAGTCGTTCCTGCCTTGCCCCAATCAATCTCATCAAACCAGCCGTTCACAGAAGTGCCTATGGACGAGCCAAAGCCCGACCAATCAAAGGTGGTAACGAACGAATAAAGATAGTCGATGATAGCTTGCCATTTTGAAGCAAGGGTTTTGCCGATAAGCGACCAATTCGTTTTCTTTATACCGCCATTAAGAAAATCGGCTGTGCCTTTACCGAAGCCTGCCCAATCGAACTTCTTCATAAAGCGGTATCCTGCACCAAAAATAGTGTTTATACCTCCGCCGAAGCTGTCCCCAAGACCTGTCCAATCAACGCCGTTAATAAAGCTGTTCAGACCGTCTGTAAGCTTATCCACAAAGCCATTCAGCTTTTTCTGAATACCGTCCCAGTTGATGTATGCGAAAGCTCCGTTGACCTTTTCAGCCACAAGAGAGCCAACTCCTGCCCAATCGCCCGACTTAATGGCGTCTTTCATACGCTTCGCCCAATCAGGAAGCTGAACGTTGTCGCCGTTTATGGCTGAGTAATCAATGCCGCCCTCTGAACTGTCTGTATCGGACTTGCTCTGATCCGGTGCAACTCTTACAACGTCAAAGTCTGCAAGGTAAGTGTCCTGAGTTTTCTTTATCTTCTCCGCTGACTTCTGCGCCTGCTTTGTCGCCTGCAAGGACTTCTGATAGGTGGTGCCGAAAAGCTCAGAGATAAACGCCGCCACAGTTTTTGTCGCCGTCGCTACGCCAGTCATAAGCGTATTGAGATACGGCATTACTGTGTTCATTATCGGTGTGAAAGCTATGGTGAGGTTTGCTTTTATTTCGTTTAAGGACTTGGCAAATTCTTCGTTGCCTGAAACAGCGTTTGATACAAGTGACTTTAAGCCTCTGAAAATTGCATATGCACCAGCCATTAGAAACACTGATTTTGCCGCCCTTTTGAGAGAGTTTGTCAGCCGTGACAATGGCTTTGAACTGCCGTGTATAACGCTTGTGAGCTTGCTGAACTTTGCTTTCACAGTTTCAACAGCCTTTGAGCCAACAGACTTCATTGCTTTGAATGATCCTACAAGTGTAGTCTTTACAAGGCTTGCCGCTCTTTTTACCGCAGAAGATATCACAGAGAAACTTTTTCCGCTCTCTTTGATTTTTGCACTTAATTTGTCGCTCGTATCATACAGACCTATCAATTGGCTTTTCAATTGTTCGATTTTATTTGACAACTTTTCTGATTCCATTGCGTCATCAGTTGTTGCCAACTTAGTCTGTAATCTTATTATTTCAGCTTCTGTTCGCTCAATAGCGTTTTGGTTTATCTCAAACTTTTGCTTGAGCCTTTCCAATGGGTCGGCAGCAGTTTTAAAATCCTCTGATATTTTCGCTGCCGCCGAAAGTGCTTCTGTTCTCAGCTTTTCAGCCGCACTGCTAGCTGCTTGTTCTGCTTCTGCAACAGCGGTGGCTGCTATTGCTTCGGTATCCAATGCTTGTGCATTGCTTAGATCTCCTATCTTGGCTTTTGTCTTGTCGATAACAGCCTGTTGACGTATCATCTGAGCTTCTACACTATTCAGCTTTTCAATGAGTTTATCAATTCCGCTATCATCTGTATCAGCAAGCTGACCGTTAAGCTCTTTATACTTAGCCTGCAACAGGCTCATTTTTTCTGTTGCATTTTCGAGTTGGAGATTAAGCCTTTCAAATTCACTTTCAGGTATTTCAAAATCACCAAAGCTCTCTGTCGCTGTTTTAGCCGCCTCGTCAGCTTTTGCCGTAATTTGCTGAGCGATATCATCAACCTCAGCTTCTATCTTAGCAGGGTCATACTCAGGATTATAATGTATCTGCACAACTTTAGGCTTGATGTTTTCGATTTGGTCGGTAGTGTTCTTTATATGCTCATTGGCTTTATCAAGTCCAGCCACCACCTTTGCAGTAGCCTCCTGCATACTCTTCTGAGCGATCTCCGACGCACTGCCAAAGCCCTCGTCTACGGCTTTAGTGGTCTTATCCATAGCGTTCTCAACAGCTTTCTCTGCCTGCTCTACTGGCTTTGAAAAGCCGTTCTGTATGCTTGCAGATATCTTGTCAAGCTGCTCCTGCACCTTGTTTTTTATCACAAGGTCAAGAGATATAACACCAACGCTTGCTCCGTCTGCCATTACTTATCACCTGCCTTTCCGAACATTCCCTTGAACAGCCTTTCAAAGTATCTCGCAGTTTCAAGCTTGTCTTGCTCTGTGAACGTTTCCTTTGCTTTCTGGCTTCTGAGCGCCGTCCATTCTGAGCGTATCTGCTTTTCATACCTGTCGAAATTTTTTATGATGTCCTTGTTGTCCTCGCTCCTGATACGAACGACCTGACCCAGTGGTGTATCGTGCATAAGTCCTGCAACGAGCCTGTACCAATCGCTGTAATGCAGATTTTCCTGCTCTGAGGGCAGGATATTGTACTGCTTTGCAATGGACTGTATGATAAGCTCTCGGTCATAGTCAAGATCGTACCAGCTTTCTTCAAGCTTACTCTGCGTTTTCCTGCGGAAATCGAGCCTCTGTCTTTTCTGCATCCTCGCCTGTTACCGCTGAGATAGCAAGAGTGAAAAGCTGCTGATGTGCCGCCCAAGGCATATTCATTGCCTCTATCTCCTTGTAGTCCTTTGGTGCGAACGCAAGCTTGAAAACCTCGTCTATCATATCAAGGTCTTTCTTTTCAGCGTTCTTGTCGCAGATGTCAAGTATCTTCTTGACAGTTTTCTGCCTGTCGTCCACAGGGTAGACCTTGTCGCCCACTCTTATCTCAGGTGTGCCTGTAAGAAGCTTGCTGTCGAGTGTATACATCTTTGCCATAGTTATTATCCTTTCTGATTTTAGGTATAAGAAAAGCACTCCGCTATAAACGAAGTGCTTGACATTGTTATTTTGCTGTGATATAATGAACATAAAGAGAGGTACTGCGATAAGCGGTTTACCTCCAGTTGGTCAATTTAAATTATAACCGTCCTTTGGCAGAAGGGCGGTTATTTCTTTTTATTGCAGACATTGAGCACAAGCCCAATTATGTTTGTTATAAGTAGAAGTAAAGTTAAGACTTCCATAACGCTCATGTGTCGCTCACCTCCTTAGCCATGAGGCTTTTGGAGGATTATTTAAACCGCCTACCGTTATTTGCAGTACCCAAAGTCATTATATCACAGATAGTTTTTCTTGTCAAATATTGTTGTTTACGCTGTCGCCTCTGTAAACTCAGGCTTGCCGTCGGAAGCAAAGTCGAACGCAAGCGGCGCAACTGCTGTCGAATCTCCGCCGCCCCATTCCGTTACGCTGACAACGCCCTTGATAACAAGCTTTGCTCCGCTTGGGAAGTTCCACACAAGGGTTGTGGTCGCCGCAGCACCTGTTTTGAGTGCAAGGCTCTCGATGTAGTCATTGCCTGCGTCACCGACGTTTCTCTTGCCTGAGATACTGATAGTGATAGACTTACCAGTGAGCAAACGTCTTGTCCACCCCTGCTGATCAAAAGGCTTCCACTCCTCGATATTGCCGTCAATGGATACTGAAAAGCTCTCCATATCGGCAATAGTCACAAGATTGCTCTCTGTCGAGCCGTCGCCGCCTGTCTTGTCTATCTTGAACTGGTTTTCATATACGGGATAAACTCCTGTTGTGTTTGCCATACTCATTCATTCCTTTCGTAATATACTGTTGCCTCGATAACATATTCACACACGCCTCGCTCGTCCCTGCCAACAGAAACAGGCTCTTTGCATTCGAGATACTTTACCATAAAGCCGTCAGCCTTATGCTGACGTATATCGGATAGGATATCAAGAACGCTTTGTGCCTTTATCTCTGCCTGCGTGGGAGCATCAGTCCAATGAATAAGCACCGAGATATGTTTTTCAAGTGTTTTTGTGCAGGCTTTTCCGCCTATGCAGATACGCTGTGGCTTTGAGGTCTTTGCGTTGTACACGCCTACGCACTTGTCAAGGTTGCCGTCAATAGTGCCTGCATACACGTCCTGCAATTCAAGGATATCGCTCAGCATATCCGCTATGTTAAGTAAAGTCATACGCCTGTCCTCTTTTTGAACTCTGCCACAAACTCATTCTTGGCAAGGTCCTTTTTATTGCCTGTGATATATGGTTCGAGCCAAGCCGCACCTGCGTTAGGGTTATTGCCTTTCTGAAAATGATACTCAGGGTGATAGTACAAACGTCTTGCCTGCGGAGAGCCTGTCACAAGACTTGCACCGCTTTCGTCAGCGTGGACAAAGGTCTGATTATTCTGCATATCGCCTGTATCGAACGGCATTGTCTGAGCACTCACAAGGTCTGCCCTCACCTGCTCCATAGCCACCTCAGCGGACTTCACAGAGGCGTCCTCGATAGCCTTTATCGCCTGCATATCAAGCTTTATTTCAATGCCCACTATATCAACTCCAATCTTGTGTAATTCACCCTGCCGTCAGGGTCTTTGGCTTTCTCAGAGCCATATATCTTGTACGTCCTGCCGCCTATGACCGCATAGCCCTCTATAACAGCGTTATCAGGGGCTATATCTCCGCAGAAAAGAGCCTCGCCTGACAAGGTTATAAGCTGTTTCTCTGCGGATAATTTCTGCCTTGACTTCTCAGAGTGAAAGCATTTGCCCTCAAATATGACCGTCTGCTTCTTTGAGCCGTCACGATTAAGTCCGTCCGTTCGATAGACCTTGCATGGCGTTTTGCATACCCTTTCAGGTACAAGCTGAGGAAACTTCATCACATCAGCCCCCTATAACATAGTCCTGTCTGCATAAGCACATTGTAGACCTGACGTGTTGTGATAACGCCGTCAAGAGATACCACCTTTGACTTATCGAATGACATTGAAACTCCGCTTATGCTGTAAGCGCTCAGAGGGCTTTCTAACAGCTCCGAATTGTCATAGATGAATTTCATCTGCAAGGCTGTGGAACGCTTTATACGCTCTCTCTGAAAGTCTGTAAAGCTGTCAATGCCCTCTGCTGTTATGCGGTTGAAAGTCAGCGTGTCGATATCGCTTTCTGCTCTTTGCCGAATTGCTGAGAACTGTTCTTCGGAGATATCACACTCAGGACAGATATTGCAAAACTCAGTAGAAGTGAGGTACATATCCCTCACCCCTTACTCGCTGTACTCTGCTGTGTCAACGTCAGCGTAAATGCTGTCTATCTTTCCGTCCTTGCCGTTCGGGAAAGTGAAAACATCTGAGAACGCTCTGTTCTGATAGAGCCAGCCGTCACCCTCTGTGTGTCCGCCCGGAGCAAAGCTGTAAATGCTGTTGATCTTAGGTACTATCTTTGTGGTCTCAGGTGTTGCGATAAGCACGTTTATCTTATGCGAACCTGCGACTTTTTCATAGTATGTATCAAGTGCAGACTTGCTCGGTGTGCCTGATACCTTAGTGTAAGAACCGCTTGATTCGGTGTAATACTCCTTGCCGCTCACGATATCGGTATCAGCGGTCTTTACATAGCTTGCAGCGCAAGGCTCAAAGCCGCCGTCCTCAGGGTCAAAGTTGAAGCGGTCATAGAAACGCTCATCATCAATGACCTCCATGATAGGCACTCCGTCAATGTCGGTCACTCTTGTTCTAAGACCAAGTCCTCCCTCTGCGATCTGCGTCATTTCTATCTTTCTCGTGAACTTGTCAGACTGCTCCAGCAGGTCCATAATTGTGGAAGTCACATACATAATGAGCGAGCCATTAGACTTATATCTTCTCAGCTTGCCTGATGAAAGAAAGCCTTTGAGCTTGTCGAACACGTTACCCTTTGTGTATGATGAAGCGGCTGTTGATGAGTGATAGCCCTCAAGCTCTGCCGCTCTCTGAGCTGTCTTTGAGAAGAACAGAGCGTCCGTTTCGGGAGCAGACTGTGTTTTCTCAAATACCTCTGAGATGTTTTTGATAGACGCTGATGAGTTCGTTTCGTCAACGTCAGCCTTATCCACAAGAAACTCAACATCACGGTCGTGTGTGAGTGTGAAAGGCACGTCCGTCTGAACATACTTACCTGTGTTCCAGCCGCCGTTTCTGTTGTGGCTCTTGTAGCCTGATGTTGACATCTGTGTGAAGTGGAAAGTCTTTGCGTCAAGCCACCTAACGTTCTGTGTGATGAACGGACTTGACAGTGTTTCCTGGATCCTTATCTCCAAGAGCTCGGGATTCCATACTTCTGCATAATTAAGATTTGGCATGATTCATTCCTCCTGTTTTTACTTGAATTTGTTCCAACGTTTCTGCGCTGTTGGTTTGCTCTGTGGCTTCTTTTCATCAGTATCCGAAGATCCTGCACCGACCTTGAAACCGCCCTGCTTTTTGCCGTCGGACTTTTTGCCACCCTCACCTTTCATATCTGGATACTTCTTCACCACCGCAGAAAGGGCGGCGTTGATATCCTGCTGACTGCCGTTTCTCACATAGCTTTCAGCCACCGCAACGGCGTCCTCGATACAGTCGGGCTTGATACCAAGCTGCATAGCGGCTATCTGAGTTTTGAGTCTGAGTATTTCCTGATCTTTTTCGTCAGGTGCGTTCTCGGCATTGTCCTGCTTGTCGGACTTATCCTCGCTTGGCTGTTCCTGCTTATCTTCTGCAGGCTTATCGGCACCCTCACCGTTCTCGTCAGCCTGACTATCGTCCACCGCAGGCTGTTCCTTGTCGGCAGAGTTCTCATCTGCCTTGTCCGCAGGCTTTTCCTCAGCCTTTGACTCGTCCTTTTTCTCCTCGTGAGTGTCGGGAGTTTTCTTCTCCTCCTCATCAGTGAGTTTCTTTTTCTCGTCCATTTTCTGACCTCGCTTTCTTAAATTTGTGTATGAAAAAAGCACCCGTTAAGGTGCTTAGTTCCGATGTTTGATTAGTCCATTGTCTGCCAATCTTCCGACAACATATCTGCTTGACTTGCAAGCCAGCCAAGTTGTACGCCAGAAGTTCCCACAAATGCTAATGCTTTATTGCCCATATCCTCATGATTTACATTTGTCACAGTACCATTAGGTGATTTATAACTAACATTAGTGGCAAGCTCAACATACTGTCCTTTGCCGTTCCAGCCTTTTCTTGCTATTTTCTTACCTCTCTTTGCTTCTTCAATCGCCTGTCCGAAATTCATATTTATCCGTCCTTTCTGTTTTTGAATATAAAAATACCGCCTCGCCGTAGCGGAGCGGTTAGATTTATAACTGACCGATATAATCCAAAATACTTTCGCACATCAAGCCTTCTTCATTTGGATTATAATTTTCATCCAAACAGTTCAAAGTCAGGTAATCACCAACTTTATCTTCTATGACATCAAGTTCATCATTTGGGTCAATACCAATAGAAACAAGAAACTCTTTTTGTTTTTCTGACATTATAATCACTTCCTTTTGTACTTGTTGATTTTGTTCTTGCCTGTTTTCCATATAGTTGCGATAGTTCCAGTTTGGGGATTTACATTAACAGTTGCTTTCTCACCAATAAATCGTTGGCTTGGTCTGCCCAAACTATCAATTTTAATTTCATCAATATACAGCGGGTTTATAAGTGCATCTTTTATATCATTTACAGAAACCTTTCTTTCGGAAGCTCGCTCTTCCATATGTTTTGAAAATTTCGTTACACCAATTCCGTTAGATGTTGTTAATTCAATTTTATCATCTTTTTCCTTTTCTGTCAAGCCGCCATACACTTTCTCCCTAGAATAATCCCTCCGCAGAACTTCGCTGTTAGCGTTTATAAAGGCTTTCAATTCCTGCTGTGCCTGCCTTACTTTCTTGCGGTAGGCTTTTGCTGTGTCGGGGTCGAGAGTGCCTGCCGCAAAGCGTTTTAGCTTGCGGACTTTCCGCTCCATTGCACGCTGTTTCTGCTCAAGCTCTCGCTGCTCTTTTATCTTCTCCGCCGGTATCGGCTCAGGTATCTGCGTTCTGCCGTGTATATACTGCGTCATTGTGTGACGGCAATTCGGGTGAAATAGCCCGTTCTTTACGGCATATGACAGCAGCCAAAACCACTCACCGCAGTAATTTGACTTGCCTTGAAACTCGTCCTTTTCCCCCTCCCATACTGTGAATACATCATCAATGTATACTTGACCTTGCCAAGGCTCACAGGTCTTTGAACAGCCGCCATACTGAGACACAAGCACCGTATCATACCCAAGCTCTGCAAAGCGTTTCGCCGCACCCTGCAACGCTGCCCTTGTGGAAGTTGTCCGCAGAGCCATTCGCACATAGTCGGCAATGTTCACTCGCTTGCCGTCAGCGTATACGATACAGTTTATGCCCTTGTCGAGGAAGTCCCTTGTGGCAAGGTCGATAGCCTCGTTAAGCGTCATAGAGCCTGTTCCCATTGCAAGCTGTACCCTATTCAAAGTCTGCCTGTAAATATCGTCTGTCATTCGCAGAGCGGCTGTTTCAGCGGTCTTTTCAAGGGTGGTGACGTCTTCCATAAGCTTTGCCATTTTCTTTTCGTTCACGCCAAAGAAATGCTTGTCGGGGATAGGTGTTATAGGCTCGTCAGAAAACTCCTGGGCGCTCCTTTGTGCCTGCTGCTGACCCTCTTGAAACTGCTCCGTCATAAGCTGTCTTGTCTGATCGTCGATAACGTCAACGTACTCGTTCATAATGTCAAGGTTTTCACGGCGGAAGTTCTCCATATTTTTCAGTTTCTCAGCCTGCCAAGCAGACCATTCAAAGCCGTAACGCTGTTCCTCCGCCTTGTGCCTTTTGAGATTGCGTTTCAGCGAAGATATGAGCCTTAGCTCTATCTCCTCAAATATCTTTGCGATGTCTTTGAAGCTGAGAATACTGACCACCTCCAAGTAGTTGATAGCAACAGGGTTTAAACAAATTCAAATGTACGGAAACTATAATGCCCCGTCCGGGCGAGGACCGTACTCGTCACCTACCGCAGTAGGCTCACCCTCAGTAAGCCCCTTTTCCTGCATTATCCGCTTGACCTCTGCGGCTTTCCAATCGTCCTCTTTAGAACTGCCCCACAGCTCCTCCACCTGCGTTTCAACTGACATAATACCATACGTGCTTGCCATGCCCACAGTTTCAACTCTGCTGTCAAAGTCAGGCGCACCATACTCGCCGAAGTCAACTGTCACCTCATAAGTCTCAGGGGCTTTGCCCTGCATATTGTCATAGGTCATAAGCACCGCAGAAACAAGCTGCGGCAGAGCCTTTTCAAGAGCCGTTGTGATAGTGTTTCGGGTGTTGCCTGTGACGTCTTTCTTCTCTCGCTGAGCGTCCGCACTTGACATCTTGCCAACATCTATGCCCAGCGTGGCAGGAGATACAAGCCCTTGCAGACACATAAGCAGGCAATTCGTATAGCTTGCCACAAACGCCTCATACTTGATATCAGGCTGAACTACTTCTATCTTAGGCGCTGCACCCTCTGCCGAAAGCGGTGGATCAATGCTTATGTAACTGTTGCCGAACTGGTTAGGCGCTTTAAGCTTACCGCTTGCAGGATCTCTAGGTATCATGCTTTCGGGGATATATTGCTTTACCCTGCCTGCTCTGATAGCGTCCCACCATTGTGAGATGACCTCGTCTAAAGCGTCAAAGCAATCAGACTTACCGCCGTCAAAAATGCTCTTGCCCCTGTTCGGATACTTTCGTGATGAAAAGAATTTCAGCGGCACAGCCATTATATACTCGCCCTCAAACTCAGTTCGGGGCGGTATCTGTGCAAGGCAAGGCACGTTGTCCAAGCCGACCTCGTGACCGTTATCGTCATACAGACGGCTTTCTATGTACCCTTTGCCGTAATGCTCTTCAAGGTGAAATTTCTTTGAGTCTGCATAATGCACAGAATGAAAAACGACCTCGTTCAGCAGACCTCGCACAAAGTTATACTCCACTTTGTCAGCACCGATTAACTCGACTATCGGCGTATCAGAAAGCTCAGTATCCACAGATATTTTGAAAGCTCCGTCGCCGTCAACAAGGGCGGTAACTACCGCCTTGCCTGTCAGCTCTGTGAAGTCTATATGCTCGGAAATATTATCAAAGTCAGCCTTTGCTTTGTCCCCTGTGACCTTGATATCGTCCATATCAGAATAGACAATGTATGAAAGCGTATCGGCAATTATTGCAGGCAGACCGCTATGTATCTTGCGTATCTTTTCATTCTCGGGGACGCTGCTCCAGAATGAATTTGTGCCTAAGTTAAGCTGACGAAAGAACTGTGAAAGCTCTGCGGCGTCACCACGATACCAAAGCTGTGACCTTATCACATCGGTCATAAAACCTGTTTTCTCTGTGATAGTTATACTGTATTCGGGTGCAGGCTGGATATCAAGCCAGTTTCTTATCATATTTTTCACCTTGCTTCCTATGCTGAATTTAATCAATCTTCACACTTCCTATCTTGTCACGATACGGCAGCCAAGCATACTGACAGGAATTGATAAGGTGGTCGTTGCCGTCCTCCGGCTCAGCCTTATCCTCTTTCCAACTGTATATGTTAAGCTCGTCTGCGTACTCCTTGCAATGCTCAAGGATATAAAAATCACCTGCCGCCAGCCAAGCTGACTGCAAGTGTATTCGGTCGATTATTTTCGTTTTCTTGAATGCCGGGATAAAATTATATATGCTGCCTGTGAGCCGCCCGAACTTCTGACATTCAAGTATGGTCGCCTGATCTGCGCTGTCGATATATACATCTCGTGCAAAGCCCCACGTCCTGCGGTTTTTCTCCAAGAACGCCGTGAATATTTTCGGTATGTCGGAGGGCGTGAGCGGCACTTGTCTGTCACGATTGTTATACACTTCCTCGTCAAGAGTGACGCATTTTCTGTCAGCCGTTATGCCCACAAAGGTGAACGCTATGGTATCAGGTGAGGATTGCGAATAAGCGGTGTCAAGCCCGGCTGAGAAGTACACATAATTGAAAGCTTTCGCCTGCTCTGCTGTCAAGATATTTCGCTTTTGCAGGTCAAACACAAGCCCCGTTGCACGTCCTCTCAGACCGAGTATCTTGTTCTTATACAGCTTTGTGCCTTTTGGAGCGGCAGCCATTTTCCGTTTGATATCATCATCAGTAAGTGAAAGATTATCACGAAAAGTAAAGAACCAGTACCGCCAATTGGGTACAGGTTCTTCTGTAAGCTCTTTCATTATCTCCGCAGGCACGTCACAGGCGTATTTCTGATACGGACGTGAGCGGTTGACAAATTCTTTGTACACAGGCAGAGAGGGGTCGTCAGGGTTAAGGGTCGCCATAAGGTAATCGTTACGGGTTGACATCTCACGGACAAACTCGATATCAGCGGTATTTATCTCGTCGATATACACGCAGCCGAACTGAGCGCCCAGCACCATTTCCCACTTATCCTTGTTGTCATATCCCAGAACATAGATTATCTTGCCCTCAAACTTGATATGCGGCAGTTTGTAGTCCTTATCACCGTTGCCGAAGTACCGAGCATTGGCGTGCAGGTCAAGAATGCCGTTATCCTGCTGAATGATAGTTTCCTCAGCCTTTCCCGTAGTCTTAGCGGCAATGACGTGAAGTTTCTTTCGGCTTGCCGACACCATACGCATGAACTTTATGCCTGCGCCCACAGTTGTTTTGCCGCTTGCGGTAGTCCCCTCAAGGAAGTCCGCAGACACACCCCGAACGCTGTTGATGAAGTCCATATACTTCTGCGACAGAGGAAACTTACTCGTCAAGCCCCTCACCGCCTATCTGAGCGAAAACGTCCGAAAGCTTTTCAGAGGTCTTGACCTCCGCCTGTATCTTAGCAACATACTCTCCTGTCATTTTATTGAGGGTATCGACGGCTCTGATACGGTCAGCAGGGTCATTCTTGCCGTCCTTAGCGATATCAGACAAGAGTGCCTGCCTCTCCTTTGCGGTCATTATACGCTCGTCCTGAGCTTTCTCGGACAATTCACGGATATACTCCGCAACACTAGGATTATCTAGGATTTTGCAAGCGTCAGCTTTCGCATACTTCTCGCTGTATCCTGCCTTTATAGCACTCTGAACGGTGTTGCCGCTCTGAGCATAGTATTCTGCAAATTTCTTTTGCCGTGCTGTCATAGGGGCACCGTCCTTTCTTTATGGTATGAAAAAAGCCCCGATTTAGTGGGGCTTTGAACACTCAATATTATTAATTTTATTGGTTATATTTCGATCTATCCAAAACAACTTTTAAATCGCCAAAAATAACCGTGGTTCCGTTATTATATATTTTTGCAATGCCACATATAGCATTTGTATCTCTTCTATACAAACCCTCAGGGTCATAGTAATCCGTAGTTTCAAAAAATCTGACTATATAAGGGTCTTCATTATATTTATTCTTCATATAATTTATCATTTTGTCATAACAAAATTGATATTTTATCGAATAAAATATATTATTCTGTTGAACTTCTTGAAGGGTTAATGTATCATCAAAATCATCTACAATGCTAACCTCTTGGGCATATTTATAGCCTTCTTTATGAATTTGACTATCTAACTGCGTTATAGTTTCATTGCGTAATCCTTCCACTAATTCTTCAAGTGCTGTTTTGTTGAAGTTTGATTCTGCTAATAAATAATCTTTAAACATTCCTTTTAGCTGATCTTCGCAATTACAACATATGCAATTTCCATTCTCAAATCCATCATAAAATATTCGGCTTTTTGCCTGTTGTCCACATAAAAAACATTTTGTAGTAAGTTTATTGCTTTGATGTTCCTCCATTTTAAACGGTTTATTACCATTAAATTTGACTACCAAGTACAATCACTCCTCATAATAATATTTCTTAAATAATATCACTAATCAGAGCGAAAATCAACGAAATGCACCGAATTTCTATATACTGCATAAATAGCATTTGTATTTTTTATGCAGTATATCAAAAATTCGACATTTATGAACTTTTTACGACGCAACGCAAAAGCGACCGCAAAATGCAGCCGTCCTTGTGAAATATTATAAGGAGTTTTTGTAAATGGTGGAGCAGATCTGAGCGCTGGCACGCTCTCGACCTGCATAAGCCCCTTACGGGGCTTAGAAAATTGGAGGTGACTTCAATGAAAGTACAAGTCTGAGGTACATCTACACTTTCCTCAGTTTAAATTATAACATAGGTAAAACGAACAGAGCGAACAAGTTTAAGCATTTTGCAAAAATCTTTTGACCGCCATTCTACAGCCGTCCGCTGTACCTCCAACCCTGTGTCCTATCTGTATCCAAGTCAATCCTTTTACAAACCTGAGTACAAATATCTTCCTCATTTGTCTGTCCTCTATCCCCTTGATAAACTCCTCCACAGCCCTCTGCTCACGCTCTAGTCGAGCCTGCTCGCACAGCAGTGAAAGTGTATCGCCACTTGGCAGAAAGCCGTCTATGCGTGTGCTGTGTGGCGTGTAGGACGGTGGAGTACATACGCTGATACTGTCGGCAACGTACTTGCCTGAAAGCTCTGCCTTGATGTCCTCAATGGCTGAGGCGTTCCTGCGGTAGGCTTTCAGGCGTGACATGGTCATTGGGTCGTTTCTTTCCATAGGCTATCCCTCCTCAATATCCAACAAGCTAAGCTGGTTATTTTTCATGTCAAATACTCTGTCACGCCATTCAACGCCGATATAGTCAAGAACTCTTCCCCAGCCGTACTTTGTGCCGTCAGCATCTTCACAACACTTGTTCATCCAGAAATCCCACTCTTTTTCATTTCTTTCACGAAGCCTGTCAAATCGGTGAGGACGCTGTTCCATATGTATGCCGAAACCGCACATTGAGCAGCCTGTACGCTGAGCCTTTGTTGTGCAAAGCTTTCCGTCAAAGTCACGTTTTATCTCGCCATAGATTGTAGGCACAGGCACATTCAGGTCAAGTGCAAGTTGTAGCAAGTCCTGCCTTGTAAATATGGCAAATGGCGCTGAACGTATCGTGCTTTTGCCAAAGTAATTGCAGCCGTTAAGCATTAGCGATTTTTCACGTCTGCCACCCTCACTTGCCATAAGTCCTAAGAACGGCACGCTCTTGTATTGCTTTGCCCAATCATCACACGGTTTTTCTTTCATCCAGAAACAGCATTGTGATGATACCTTAAACGGCGGTATCTTGTAGTCAACGCCCTCGTTTTCATTTTCGTAACCGCCAAACAGTTCAAGCCAGCGCCGAGAAAGTTGCATTCTTGTATGCTTGCGAAAACCGCCATACTCTCCCGTTTCACCCGTTATGATAGCGTGACGAACTGTCTTGTTCTTGTCCGTAGGGTGTGCAAGCAGTTCTATTTTTGCGGCTGTTTCTTTTGATAGTACAGGAAAACCATATTCCCGTATGATATCTATTTTTGACTTGTATGGGCTTAACTTTATCACTCCAAGTTGCTCGTGTATCTGCTGAATAGATTTGTCTTCAAGACTAGATACCGATACACCTGGAACATAACTGAAACCACAGTAATCATGTATAAATTTCAAAAGCGTTATGCTGTCAAGTCCGCCTACCGATATGTGCGTATTCAGATTTCTTTTGTCACATTCACGAATGAACTCCCTTACTCTGACCTCAGCGTATTTGACCTTGAACTCATACGGCATTTTCTGCTTAGTTTGGAAAGCTGCTATCTTCTGTTCATTGTCTTTGGTACGCTCCTCATAGCTTTTCACTTTTATCCCTCCTCAAACTCAGGACACTCAGTCACCGTATACGAATGTATCATGCCCCCTTTTTGTGCCTCGTACATTCTGTGCTGACACGTTCTCCAACCCTCAACCGGTCTGCGGTCTATGGACCATGCACAGCCTGTGAGGTATTCTCCTGTTATCTTATCCTTTGTCGGTACTGCATGATGGCAGTGCCAGCATAGGGTGTGGTCAGTGTGTTTCATTCTCACACCTCAACTCCTCCAGCCTACAATACACCAACGTGTTGCCACAAGTCTTGTCGGCAATCTCTGCCTGATAGAAGAACTGACCTGTCTTACTGCTCTTGCGGATAATGCACCCTGTCAGCTCGTAGCAATCAGATCCGTTGTAGCTCACCCTGCGTCCGAGACTTTTCTTTACTTCGTGTATCGTCATAGCTCCTCTATCCTCACATAAATGCCAGGTATGTCCGCCCAGAACTTCTCGCATATCTCACTTGCCACAAGCTGGTCGTCTGTCCAAAAGCCGCATAGTGTCATGCAGTCCTTGAACATCTTCTGCAGGTTGTCTGTGTCAGGCTTGCTGATCTTGTACTCTCCGTCCTTGTGTTTGCCGTCATTTGGAAACAGCCACTTTGTTATGAGCCTTATCCCACAGATGTATTTCTCAGGCGGTCTGTGCCTTGCAAGGTTTGCCGTGAGCTTTTCTTTTGCCTCCTTGACTTCGGGTGGATCATAAAATATTGGCTTGCCGTTTCTTACCGCCACCTTGTGTTCCTGTGCTGTAGCTGTCGGCGGTATCATTGCCATAAAAAATTCAGTCATTGTTATCTGCTCCTCTCATGCGGTCGGTGTGCTAGCCGCCTTATTATTTCAGAATAGATTTTCGGGCGGCTTATGCCCGAAAATATATATTATGTAATAATATACTTTTTCTTCCCTCGGGAAAAAGTCGGTATTTTGCCGATATTTTCTTCCCGAGAGAAAGCACCGATATTTTCCTTACACTTGCTCGATTTTTTCCTTTCCGTTTCAAAGTAAATTTTCTCGACTTTTTCCTTTCTTTCACTCATTTTTTTAAGCCGCATTCTCCGCCATCTATCCAAAAACCACCATGCTCTTTTAGCCTTGAACGCACTGTCTTTTCGGTAACTGCAAGATACTCCGCCAGCTCAGAAATGCGGCACTTGCCGTTCTCCTGCACGCCGCTGAAAGCAGTTTCAATGCTCTCCTTGCGTTCCTTGCTGCGGTCTTCATTGGTCTTCTTCTTGCTGAAATTCTTCTTCCAATTCGGTGTGATGTCCTCTACCTCGCAGTCTTTAAGCACGCCCACAGTATCCTCTCTGTGAACAGGATAATCAAACCACATATTGAGGGGAGCAAACTTCGGGAACTCTCTCAGAGTACCCTCTATACGCCATGCAGTGCGGTTTCTTACCGCAAGCTTAGCCTTGTCTATGTCGGCCATCATAAGCTTGTATGAGTTCGGGTGCAGGTGCTTGTGCGTTATCTCAAGCATTTTTGACGGCGTAACAAGATCGTCCTGTGAACAAAGGTCATCAGTATTTCTGTAAAATCTCCTCATCCAGTCCTCACAGATACGGCAAACAGTTTCGTCCTCCTGCTGCTTGTAAAGGCTGTCTGAAATGTCAAGCTCTGAAAGGTCAAGAAGTGCGTCAGGGTCACGGGCAAATACTCCTGAACCGCTGGCTCTGTCCATTGAACGCTTACCGCCCTGCGCTCCCTTTGAGTGGTGGTGGCAGTATATGACCGCACAGCCAAGCTCTGTGCATACCTTGTCAAACTGGTTGCAAAAGTGCGCCATTTGGTCTGCTGAGTTCTCGTCACCTGTTATGACCTTGTAGATAGGGTCTATTATCACGGCAATGTAATTTTTCTTGCTTGCTCGGCGTATAAGCTTTGGTGCAAGCTTATCCATTGGTACGCTGTGTCCTCGCAGGTTCCATATGTCTATGCTGTTGAGGTTATCAGGCTCTAGGTGCATTGCGGTGTACACGTCCTTGAAGCGGTGCAGACAAGATGCTCTGTCAAGCTCTAGGTTGACGTATAGTATCTTTCCTTTGGTGCATTGCCAGCCAAACCACTTGACCCCCTCAGCTATCGCCACGCACATCTCGATAAGTGCATAAGACTTGCCTGCCTTTGACGGACCTGCAATGAGCATTTTGTGGCCCTGTCTGAGGACGCCGTCAATAAGTGGCGGAGCAAGCTCAGGCAGGTTGTCCCACTCAGCACTCAGGCTCTCAGGGTCGGGGAGATCATCATTGATACTCTCTATGTAATCTTTCCATTCTGAAAAGCTTTCTTTTCCTATGTTCTTGTCAATGATGAACTGTTTCTTGCCGTTCCTCATAACGCCTGGCATACGGCTAAGACGTGAGGGATTGCGGTTTTGTTTATCTATGTCAAGACCGCTTTCTTTGCAGACCTTGTAAAGAAAATCAACACGTCTGCGGTATTCATCATAGTTGGGAGCGTCTATCTTGACGATAGCGTGAACGCTCTTTCCGCCGCTGTATACAAGCACAGCGATAGGAAGTTCAAGCTCTCTCATCACAGCATTCTGCTGTTCTATAGGCATACTGTCGCTTTCAACAAGAGCATAGCGGTAGTCTGTTACATTCTCGTTCTTTACGCCCTTGCCGTCAAGAGGATTGAAACGGATCCACGCTCCGGCTTCTTCCTTGTAGTCGCCAAACACCGCACCAATGTCGCCGTTACATTCGCCAAGCCTCTTGATAAGCTCCCCTGCCGTCCTGTCGCAGCACCCCTTTGTGGGCAGATACTTGGTCTTGCCGTCCTTTTCTGTTTCCCACGTTTGCGTAACATAGCCCACGTTCTCTCCTGCTTCAAAGAGTGTTTCAAGATATGTGACTATCTCCTTGACAGGATCCCATTGGGCAGGCTCGGTGATCGGTATGCCCTCACCACCGTTTACAAGGGGACTGCTTTCTTCTGCAACTATCTCGCCGTCCCAATCGTATGCCTGAAACTCATGTGGGCTGTATCCTCTTTCCTTTGCCATTTGCACGATAGTTCCTGCGGTCACGGGCTGAGCATTGCCGTTAAAGCCTTGCCACTTGTGTTCACACTCACCGCTGTGATAACGGCTGTCTGACCTTGACCAACTGTCCCAATCGTTCACGGAATAGCCCTCGTGCTTGAGAGCCATTCCCACATTGACCCATTCCTGATAATCACAGCTTGCAGGGTCTATGTATTCAAGCATTTTAATCAAATTTGTGTTATCCATTCACTTCTCCTTAGTTCTCAGGTGTGTATGTTTTCGGGTCGATATCTCTCGGCACTCTCCAACCATTGGCAGAGATACGGGCTATCATCCTGCTTGCACTGTCAAAGCTCCAAGAGCCAACGTGCTCAAAGCCCTTGCTTTCAAGCAGCCTTATCTGCTTTGGAGTGGTAAGTCCTGCATTGCGGCGCTTTTCAAGGCGGTCAAGGATAAGCTTTGCCTTGCCTGCGTTGTCTATATCGTCAGGGAAAATGCCCAGCTTTTCAAGCTTTGCTTTCTGCTTGTCGGTAGCAGGAGCACACTCCCAGCCAAAGGCAGGAACGTAAGAGGACAAGTCCTCAGCCTGTATTGACATCTCATACTGCAAAGGGTCAACAAGCTTTCGCTTGCGTGTTTTCATTTCTTTGAGCTGCTTTGCCAAAGACTCTTCACGCTGTGCCACAACGTCCTCGCTTGCCTGTTTTTCTGCCTCTTCGATATCTACTGCACAGCCTGCCTCATTGGCAAGATTTTCGGTCATTTTCTCAGCGACCTCTTCATTCTGACAGATAAGGTGTGCAGGTCTGCAAAGCTCGTGGCGTTCTGTGTGCCACAGGAAGTCAAGCAGCAAAAGCTCTGTCTTTCCCTCGCAGAGTCTTGTGCCTCTGCCTACCATTTGACAGTAAAGCCCACGCACTTTTGTCGGTCTTAGCACGATAACGCAGTCAACTGACGGACAGTCCCAGCCCTCTGTGAGGAGCATTGAGTTGCACAGCACATTGTATTCGCCCTTGTCGAAAGCTTCAAGTATTTCCGCTCTGTCTGTGCTTTCTCCGTTGACCTCAGCGGCGTTGAACCCCTTGCTGATAAGGATATCACGGAACTTCTGAGAGGTTTTGACAAGCGGCAGGAACACAACTGTCTTGCGTTTCTTACAGTATTTGAGCATTTCATCAGCTATCTGATAAAGATATGGGTCAAGTGCCGTGTCGATATCACTAGCCTTGAAATCTCCTGCCTGAGTTGATACTCCTGAAAGGTCAAGTTTCAGCGGTATGGTGATAGCCTTGATAGGTGAAAGATAGCCCTCTTTGATAGCCTGCGGCAGGGTGTATTCATATGCAAGGCTGTCGAACACCGAGCCTAAGTTCTTCATATCGCCCCTGTCAGGTGTAGCCGTCACACCAAGCACCTGAGCCTTTGGAAAATGGTCAAGCACTCTCTGATAGCCGTTTGAGATAGCGTGATGAGCCTCGTCAATGATAATGGTATCGAAGTAATTTTCCGAAAAGCCTTTGAGCCTTTTCTCACGCATAAGGGTCTGAACTGAGCCTACTACCACACGATACCAAGAGCCTAAACAGCTTTGCTCTGCTTTCTCGGTGGCACAGCCAAGCCCTGTTGACTTCATAAGCTTGTCTGCCGCCTGATCGAGCAGCTCGCCCCTGTGGGCAAGGATAAGCACACGCTTACCCTGCCGCACACATTCTTCCGTAACAGCCGAGAAAAGTATTGTCTTTCCCGTTCCTGTCGGCAGAACTGCAAGGACCTTGTTTATTCCCTCAGACCATTGTTCGAGTATAGCAAGCTTAGCCTCGTTTTGATATGGTCTTAAATTCATCATCAGAATGCACCGGCTTTCCAGCCGCCTGTCTGAGCAGGCTGACTATACTGTGGCGTCTGCATCTGAGCAGGCTGAACAGTAGTCACATTCTCGTCATAGGCATAGAGTTTCTTTATCTTGTTGCACTGCCTATCCTCACCGTCCTTGTTCTTGTAGTTGTCAACGTAGACGTGACACTTGCCCTTTTTGCCTGTGATAGCGTTCCAGTTCATTTTCAGCGGCTCGCCATGCTTTTTTAG